TGGCGCCAATGGTGCGCTGGAAGGTGTGCAGCTTCTTGCCACTGCCCTCGGTGACCTGGACGATGCTCTCAGCCATGGGTTGTCATCCTAACTTAGCGTGGCGCGCGTCTGGCGCCGGATGGCGTTGGTCAGCGACGGCGCCAGACCGCCGAAGTTGATGGTCCACTCCTCGGTCCCGCCGCCGGGGTTGTAGCGCTTCTCGATGCTGCCGATCACAAAAGCAACACCCGACAAACCGGCCGGTGCATCCGTCAAGGTCAGCAGGCTGCCGGCCTGATATTTGGTCGCCCCATGAGTGAACGTCTGCAGGTGCAGGCTGCCGCGCACCTGCACGGACAAGCTGGCGAGATATTGCGAGGCTGCCAAAGCAGCTTGCGCTGCCGTGGTGATGGTGGAATCGTTCAACACGGTGCCCTGTCCGATGATGCCGCTACCGTCACTGAACGGACCATACAACGTACCACTGCCACCGATAATCAGCACACTACGCACCACATCGGCCGGAGTCAGGGTATAGCGCAGCTCGGCGCTGGTATTGGTGTGAGCCGTGTCATCCACCGTCAATGTCACATAGTCATCGGGCTCCACGTTGGCACCCCCAGCGGGCGCCACCCCCGGCCAGATGCGCAGACCCTTAGTGAAGTCCACCGTGATGTTGAGCGGTGTATTTCCCAGCGTGGTGGTACTGAGATTCTGCGCCCAAGCATTGGCAATCGCATTGCGCAAGGTTGAACCGCTGATGCTAATAGCGCCTAATCCAAACCCGCACACAATCGCAGCGATGGGCTGCGCTTGGGTGCCATACGTTCCCCCCACAGCTAAGGCTCGCACGGGAGTACCGGCAGCCAACGATTGCCATACGTCATGAGAGCTCGGTGTCGGGCTAGCAGCCAGGGTCAGTGACACAATCTCCCAGTCCAGCAGAATCTCGTAGCCGGCACAGGTCAAGTCCAGCCAGCGGCCCTGCTGGCCTTCATGCGGTCGCACGTCAACGGCCTGCACGTAGCCGCCGAACTCGGGATGATCGTCGGCGATGTCCATGAACACCACCTCCGTGCCGGCGGTGGGGATGGGCAGCACGTTCAACGGATCCTCGACGCTGCAGCGCAGGCTGCTCACGCCACCGGGACCATTCTCAGTAATCTCGATCGTGTCGATCGGGACGCCGTACAGATTACCGGCCGTGCCCGGCTGCTTGATCATGTCCACGCCGCCCACCCATAGCGCGAAGGGGTGGCTGCTGTGGTCAGTCAGCGCCGCGGCCACGATGGCAGCATTGGGCATGGTCAAGTGCGTCCCAGCGTCGGCGCTGCACGCTGCAGGCGGAAGTACAGGCCACGATCGACCATGTCCAGGATCTGGGCTTCGCTGATACCCTGGATGGTGACACCGGATAGCGTTTGACTGCTCCAGCCGGCATTGGGGATCACGTTCCCACCAGTGCGCCCCATCTGCAGGACTTCAGGGCCCTGCTCACCGATCAGGTACGCGCCACCCGCCGCTACCAGCCCCCCCGCCGCGCGGTGAGGCAGGTCACCGGGTCGGAAGCGGTTACGGCCCCCCGACAGCGCATTGGCATTCTGAGCGGCCTGACTGCTGCTGCTCAGGAAGCTGTGCAACCAGCCCAACGCGCCCTGGATCCAGCCCACCAGCGTCTTGATGACCGCGATCGCCGGTTTGATGAAGGTGTTCATCACGAAGCTGATGGTCCGGCCCAGGATGGTGAAATAGGTGGTCAGCACCGGCCCCACCACATCGGCCACCGACTTGATGACCGGGATGACCGGATCCAGCATGAAGTCGACCAGCCCATTGATGACCGGCATCAGGCCGGTGGCCACTGCCTCCAGCAGATCGCCAACCTTGTTCTGCAGCTTGTTGAACGCACCCGCCGCCGTGTCACCCGCTGCCTTGGCTGAGCCGCCAAACTCCTTGGTCAGCTCAGCCATGATCACCTTCTGGGCGCCGGCCGTATCGCCGGCATCCATCATGGATTTGATCATGGTCTTTTGCTCATCACTGAAGGTGACGCCCACCCGGGTCAGGGCACTGATGCCGGCCACCGGGTCATTCAGCGCCTTGCCCAGCTGGATGGCCTGACTGCTCACATCGGTGCCCATCGCCGTCGCCATATCGGCCAGGATGGCATTCGACTGGTTGAAGATATCGTTGCCTTCACCGGCCCGGTTCTGAATGTTGGTGAAGGTCAGCAGCAGGTTCTCACCGGCCTGGATGGCCTGATCATCAATCCCTGAGTAGTCGCTGATCGACTGCGCCAAGTCACTGACCTGCTGGGCGCTGATATTGGCCGCATTGCCGGTCGACTTCAGCACGGCCGCCGTCTGGGCATTCAGCTTCTGGGTTTCGGCCATGTCCGAGAATCCAGACACCAGTCCCGCGCTCAGGACCCCGATACCAGCCGCCGCCAAGCCCAGCGGCGATACTAACCCGCCCAATGAACCACCCAGCTTGCCAAAGGCACCGCCGCCACTCTTGGCCTTGTCCTCAGCCTTGCCCAGCGCACTACTCATGCCCTTGGCCGGGCCAGAGACCTCATCGCGCAGCTGCCAGGTCAGGGTGGTTTTGGTATCAGCCACGCCCGTATGCCTCCAGCACCGCCGCCGAAGCAGCCGCCAGCGCCTTGTCCATGACCCGATAGACCTGCCGCACCCAGCGCTTGGCACCGGTGCGCGGCGTGATCAACAGCAGACCACTGCTCCCCACTCGTAAGCCGATCGGCGCCCTACTCTTGACCTGAGCCGCAGACTGGGCACCCTTACTGGCAGCCAGATCCAAGGTGCGTTTGACGGCAGGCTCCTGGAAGCGGGCCAGCAGGCGCTTCTCAGCAGCACGGTCCAACGTGAACTTAGCGAGCGTGCGTGGCATGTTCAGCCCGCTTACGATCCAGCAGCTTCATGCCCTGCACAATGCGATCCGGGGCCGCCAGCAGGTCACCCCAACTCCAGCCGTGCTGATCTAGAAACACCACATCGCTCACGTCCTGGTCGGTGACTTTGATCGCCGCCCCGGAGGCGTAGTAGGCAAATGCCCGTTCCCAGCTTTTGGGAGCGGCTTCCCGGCCGTACCCTGCCAGTGCTGCATGGCGGCCAAGGCAATGGCCTGAATCACGTCATCGGGTGCCCCCTCAGGAGTGTCTAGGCTGACGGCGCGGCCTTCCACATCCAGCGTGTCCCAGCTGGCGGTGTAGGCCCTCACCAGCGCCAGGTCTAGGTCTGCCATGGCAGCCTTGTCAACATCTACTGCCAGCAGGGCCGCCCGCACTTCCCGCGCCTGCCCATAGGTCAGCCGCTCCCGCAGGGTTGCGCTGCCGCCACCCGGTAGCGACAGCGTGCTCATGGAATCGCGGCCAGTGACCCGACCAGGGTGACGACCAGGCCGTTGGTACCGTCAAATGCCTGGCGGCCCTTGACCGTGTACAGGTTCACGCCATCGTCGACCGCTGACAGCGGCTTGGGCTCGTCCCAGTAGATCGGCATATCCAGCTGCAGGCTGTAGAAGGTGCCGCCCAGCACTGGCCCCTGCGCCTTGAGGCGGATGTAGTCAACGGTACCGGCCCGCCACTTGTCTACCAGCTCCGACACCGCCAGCGCGGTGCTCTCCACTTCCATGCTCAGCGTGCCCACGATGTCCGTTTCCACGTGCTGGCCCATAGCCGTGGTGCCGTCCATGTAGAAGCGGTTCTTGAAGCCGGTCAGGTATTCGAAGCTCCAGGTACGCAGGAAGTTGGTGCTGATGCTGGCCGCACCGAGACCAGCAAACGTGGCGGCGAACTTCAGCGTCCACAGGTCCGAGGGAATGAGGATCGGGTTGACCTCAGCCGGGGTGCTGGCCGCGCCCTTGGTGGCCTGCTGCGCAAAGGCATCCGCCTCCAGGTGGGTCAGCTCCCCGAAGTTGGTGGACAGCTGCCAGCGGGTCAGCATGGTGTAGTCCAGGATCCAGTTCTGGGTATCGTCGCCGACGTCGGTGCTGAACGACTCCGGCAGAGCATTGCCGGTGCTGGGCTGGGTAAAGGTCCAGGTCTTATCGGCTGCGCCGCCGACCCCGGTGCGGCCGCCCTGCAGGCCCATGCTGAAGGGGATCACCAAGTCGTCGTAGCCGATACCGGCGATGTCGGCCAGCTTGAAGGTCGGCATCTCGCGCAGCAGGGTCGGAGCATGGGCGCTGATCCGCACCCGGCTGCCGCGGTTCTCCTGCTCGTGGAACGCGAACTGGTCACCGATATCGAAGTTGCCAGCTGCCACGCCGTAGAAGCGGCGGGTGCGGGCCACCGCGGTGCCCTTAGTCGTTTCCTTGCCGAAGTTGATTCGGCTGTAGACCTCTACCCCAGGCACGATCCTGTCTCCTTAGCTGCCCGTGGGGGCCCAGCTCTCAACTGCTTCAACATTGACTGTCAACTCGATACCAGAGTACTGCTTGCCGCCATACGGCATGGCTCCCAGCCGATAACGCCCGACCACCGCGCGGGCCACGATGCCGCCCAGCTGCACCGCCGCTTTGGTGGCATCCACCAGCACACTCAACCATAGCTGCAGCGCCTTGTAGTCCTTCTCGGGGCTGCCAGTCTCGGCAAAGTAGAAGGTGACCTTCCAGGACTCGTTGGCAGCGCGGGTGCCGTTGCCGGTCATGAACTCACCTTCATCCGGGGTGACCAGCACACAGGGCAGTGGCCCGATAGCGGCGGCCGGGAAGTTGGTGGCGTAACGGATGGCCTGATAGCCGCCGGCTGGAGCTGGGCAGTTGGCCGCCGTGAAGCGCAGCGCCAGTGCTGCGCCCTGCGCCGCAAAGTCCATCAGGCAAAGCCGATATAGCGGTAGCGGTCAATGATCTGGCGTTGCGGGCTGCCGGGGCCAAAGAAGTCACTCCACGGCGTCAGCGCCCCGAACTCACTGCCGATCACGCCACTGGCGCCATCCTTGCGGGCCTGAAAGGCGGCCACTACGGCGTCAATCGTGGTCGACTGGATATCGGGCGGCGTAGCCGCGAAGCCAAAGGTGCCGGTGATGGTGGCCCCGTTGGCGATGTTGCCAAAAGCGGAAATGGTGCCGGCCAGCGTACCGCGACTGATCTGCAGCTCGGTGAATGGCCAGCCCTGCGGGCCGTCCTGCACCTTGGGGCGCAGCAGGTAGTCAGCCGCCGCCACGGTGGTATAGCTGCCGCCACTGTCCGGCTGATGGGTCAGGTTGTTGACCCCCAGGCTGCTGATGGTGCGGATCCCGATCGGTACGCGCAGCACGTAGCCGGCCGTGGTGTCAAAGACGTAGGTCGTCGAAGCGACCGGCACCAGCTTACGGCCGGTGTACTGCTCGATGTAGTCGCTGATCTGCTCAATCAGCTCGGTCAGCAGCGTGTCGTCAGCCGTGTCGGTCACGCCCGCTGGGAAGATACGGGCTTTGACCTGGGCAATGGTGCACAGCTGGTCGGCCACGCCCTAGATGCCGCCGGGGTTGGTCGGACTGGCGATCACCGTGATGTCGTTGGTCGACGTGGTGGCCACCTTCAGGTAGCCCACAAAGTCGACGCCAGGGCCGTACAGGTAGTGGCCATTGGCGATGCTGGCGGCCAAGGTGGCAATGGTCTTGACGCTATCGGAAACCACGATGGTGGCCGCCGCCGTGGCATTCACCACGATGGCGTACAGCGTACCGCTGGTACCGGACACGATGCTGCCCGCCGCGCAGCCGAACTGAATGGTGTCGTTGCCGGTATTGATGACCCAGCCGGAGCCGGTAATCGAAGTAATCGTGCGAAACGCGATGATGCCGGTCACCGTGGAGTCCGCGACTGGCACGATCGTGTCAGTCCGCACGTTACCGGCCAGATCAACGCCCACCACGGCCACCGTGCCCAGCGTATCAGTGCCGGTCACCGTGACGTGAGCACAGGTCACGAAACAGCCACCCGCCCATACCGGCGTGGTATTGGCCAGGGTATAAGCCCCCACCTTCATGTTGGTAGAGGTCACGAAGCGGTTAGCGACCGCCGCCGTGGAGGCGGCAATCGGAGTTGCAATCGCCAAACCGGGCATCTACTTGCTCCGCCGCAGACGACGGCGCAGCGGCGCCTCGGGCTTCAGCTCAGCTGCAGGCGCCGGCTCCCGGCCAACCTGTGACAGATCCAGCGCCGCAACAGCATCCCGAATGGCCTGCTGGCGGGCTTCCTCAGCTGCACGGTCAATGTGTCGCGGGTCGCTATCGGCCATCAATTCCATCCTTTCGTCGTGGGGGGCGGGAAGATTGGCACTCCCGCCCCCCTGCCGCCGCACCGTTAGGCGGCTGTGACCGATAGCCCGCCCAGGCGGGTGCCAACCACCAGGTAGGCCCACACGCCGACCCTGACGGCCTGCGGTCCGACCACCTGATCGAAGCTGAAAGAAGCCAGCGACGACTCATAGATCACGTAGTCATTGGCCCGCGTGGTGACCACCACGTTGACCGTGCTGGCGTAAGACAGGAAGGTGGTGCTGCCCAGGATGGATCCGCTGATCCCACCCGGAGCCGTGGTGCCGTCACTGTTCATCGGGTTCAGCAGCGGCATCTTGGGCCGGCCGGTGGTGTCAGCCTCGGCCAGCAGCACCGCGAACAGTGCACTGGGGATGAACTGCGCCTCGGCCGCCTTAAAGCGAGTGGTGTAATACTTGATGACGTTGCCCAGCGTGCCCGCGAAGGGCGTCGCTGCGGTGATTGCAGTACCCGAGGCTGTCGCACCGGCCTCGACGGCAGTCTTGATGACCGTCTCGGAAGCCTGCGCGTAGGCCTCGATCAGATCGCTCATGACCATGCTCATGGCGCTGGGATCTGCGCTGTCGAGCACCTGCCGAGACACGTCGATCGAGCCGCCATAAATCAGCGGGGTGGCCGTCACCGCCGTGGTGGCCAGGTCCGTGGTGCCAAGTGCAGCACCTTCTGCCGACTGCACCACAACGGCAGTTGACGTGGTGACCTTGGCGAAGGTCTTAGGCCGGGCATCACTAATCGCGAAGCGGTTGAAGAAGCTGCCCATCGGGCGCCCCTTCAGGATGCGGGGAGTCAGCAGCCCCGGCAGGAAGTCCGTGGGCAGCGCACCGGGAATCTCGGCGTTGAGCAGGTCACCGGCCCGCTCGGCCTGCACCGCAATCTCGGTCATATGCGCTCGATGGCGGAGCTGACGCTCAGTGGCCGCTGCGTCGCCACGAGTAGATAGGTACACGTCCCGCAGAAATTCGCCACCCGCCATCTTGCTAGGGCGGTACACCAGCTCGGGACGGCTGATGGTAATGGGGCTGTTGACCAGACGGCTGACCGTGTCACGCTCAGCGTCGGCCCGCTTGACCACTTGCACTTCGGTGGCCGGCTCGGGCGCCGGCTCCGGGGTAGGCTCCGGCTCAGGCGCCGGATTCTCGTTGCTCATTGCAGTCTCCATGTCACGTAGCGCGATACGCGCTCCGTCATAAGCAGGCGAAATCGAGCCTGCGATCGCGTGCAGCTTGCCGTCACGATGGAGAATGGTCCCATCCTTCATGCGCGTGGAGCCTCGACCGAGGCCGGCTTCAATGCTGATTCCGTTCAGGCCCTCGCGGACCTGCCCCAAGTATTCGTCACCAGCCGGTGTCGCAAATACCCGTGCCCGGAACGAGACGCCAGCCGGCGTGTCCTCCAGGTGCGTGACCGTGCCCACCGGCTTCTCACCGTGGGCCGGGCGCAATGCCATCCGTGCTCCGTCTGAGCGATTCATCCAGTGCGCCACGGATTGGCGGAACGAGGCCGGGGCAAAGGCCTCCCGCACGATTTCACCCCCCGGCGTCAGCTCCGTGTCCCCGGAAATGACGCCGTAAGGCACCGCCATGCCTTCCAGCACACGGTCATCGTCTGCTGATTGCCGAACACTGCCCAGCGCATCGGTGCGATGCCAGCTCATTGGGTCGGGGTACCTCCTGCGGCCAGCGCAGGTGCCACGACCGGCGCCGGGGCTGGCGGGTTCAGCTCATCGGGACTCTCCACCGGGCCAAAGCCCAGCACGTCACGGATTTCGTCGACGGCCAGCAGCGCCTTATTGCCGGCCAGCAGGCTGTAGGCCTTGGCCTGCTCCAAGAAGGGGCCGGTGCGCAGCTGGGCACTGTCGATGCTCAAACGGCGACCGCCCGGCAGCTGATCGCTAACCGCATCCTCGATCGCGTTCAGGTAGTTCTGCAGCGTGTAGCGCACCAGATCTTGATTACCGCTCTCGGTGTTGTTGTAGGTCTCGGTATCACCCTGCGGGCTGTTGAGAATGTGAGTTGGCACCCCAAAATAGCGGCCGATGTCAGCGACCAGCTCTTTTCGGGCCTGAACCGCCGCCTGTTGAGTCGGATCGGCGCCAGTCTGCACCAGTTTCAGACCCTTATCCATGACCGGCACATGATCCGGCCCGCGACTGCGGCGGGTACCCCAGCGGTCGGACAGCTGCATAGCATCCGCCTCATTGAGCGTCGCATCGGTGGCCAGGTAGCTGTTCACCTGCCCGCCCCCCTGCCAGAAACGACTAGAGAACGCATCCGCGGCCAGCACTTCGGCAAACTTGATGCGGGCCAGGTTGATGACCCCCATCTGCCAGTCGGCCAAGCCCGGCTGGGGAGAACGGCGCAGGATCACCAGCTCATCACGCTCAAAGCGCTGGCCACCGATGAAGTAGACCTCAGGCTGAATGAAAGGCAGGATCGGGTAGCTGGTCTGGTTGATGGAGACGTACGGGGGTGCCACCGGCCACAGGCCCAGCGGTACGCCTTCAGCATCGTAGCCGCCGACTTTGAGCAAGTAGGCCATGTCGTACAGGGCCAAGCTGCTGACCACGTAACTGACCCAATCGCGGCGGGTGGCTTCGGCCAGCGGCCGCTGCACCAACCGCGAAGGTGGCAGCTCCAGGTTACCGCGCTTCTCACGCCACGGCAGCTGACTGACACCGTTGCTCAGGATATCCAGACAACGCCACACCGCAGACAGGCCCAGCGCGGTGGTACCGGTAACCGAACTGACCATGGCGCCATCGGTGGGGAAACCGATCAAGCGGGTGGGTGCTGGCGCATCATCCCGCAGCGATGACAGGAGACGGCTATACCAGGCCACGTATGACAGTGTAGTACACCATCATGTCAAGCAGGCATGTTCCCGTGCAGTAAGCGCAGCATCCACGGCTTCCCCGGCTGCCGGGGTGGACACTGGCATGAGCCGGAGTACCGCCGCGCCTACTACCGCCGCTGGCGGCAGGAACATCCTGAGTACCGCGAGCGGGATAACGCCCGCCGTGCCGAAGCCAAGCATGAGCTGCAACTGGCCAAGGATCGGGCCTGGGTCGACGAGCTGCTGCGCTAGCTACCAGATATTGGGCTTGCTGCTGACCCTGGCGATAGCGGTAGCCGCCAGCAGCGCGGCCTCCACCGCGTCGATCGGTCCGAGGGAATGAGAACGACTGAAGCGGTAGGCGCCATCCTGCCCAATGTCCCGCTTGACGACTAGCGGGATCTGGGCATCCAGCAGCGGATCATCGACTGCCAGGCGCCCGGCCATGATCAGCTCGGTGAAGTCCATGGTGGCCGTCACCATGGCCGTCGGCTTCAGCGGGTCATACTCCCAGCCGGCCTCCTGACCGTGGCGCAGGAAGGCGCTGGCGCCGCCGCTGCTGCTGTCACAGGCGATGACCTGCGGCCAGTGCAGCTTGGCGAACTCGTCTACGGCAGCGGTGACCAGCTGCGGGGTGACGTCCTCGCGGAACTCGCGGTAGACCTCCACCCCGATGCGGTCATCGGGACGGCGAGCGGCAACGGCAATGGTGGCCCGCTCCCAGCCAGGGGCCACCCCGATGCCCAGCGCGTAGGGGCCGTCGAGCCCCTGCAGCGGCTCTGCCACGCGGCAGTTGCCCCAAGCCGGGCCGCGGAACATAACCTGGCGCAGCGCCACTGCCCAGCGGCACAGGTGCTCGGTCTCAAAGATCGTCAGCGTGCCGCCCAGCAGGTGGGCACGGTATTCGGCCTGCAGGTTGGCCAGCATCCCGACCCGGTGCCCGAGGCTGGGGTTGCTCTGCCGCCAGCCGCGCAGGTCATCGGGCGCCAGCTCGGGTGCAGCTGACCATTCCAGATACGCCAGCCCGGGGTCGCTGTCCGCCCGCAGACGCAGGGCGTTGAGGACCACTGATTCCTTGGTCCCGGCGTTGCTCAGATAGATCATCTGCGGATCCGGGGAGGCGGTCAGCGTTGGCTTAGCCGCCGCGATGAACTCGTCATTGACCATCTCGCGTAGCTCATCGACGATCACGTCGTCGTTGGCTGGTCCCCTGGCCCCGCCGCGGGTGGGGGCCACGATGCGGTAGTGGCCGCCATTGCGCAGCTTGACCTCCTCCTGGCCGTTGGCGTACCTGGGCAGGCTGACCAGCTGCGAGCGGTAGTGCTTGACCAGCAGCTCAGCCACTTCCAGGAACACCTGCCGTGGCAGGGTGCGGTTCTGGGCACTGTGCATGATCTTCCGCCCGCTGAGTAGGCGCTGCACGATCAGCGGCACCAGCAGGGTGGTTTTGCCGTTTTGCCTGGCCACGATGACGGCTACCTCGCGGTAACGGAGGCGAGCACCATCCCTCGCCGTCAGGTAACGGGCTGCCTCCAGCTGCCAAGGGTAGAAGCGGATGCCGAGACTGTCAGCGAGCTGCTGCAGGCCGTCAACCTCACTGTCAGCGGGTGCTGGAGGCGCGAGACGTGGGCTGCGACTGCCTGGGGAGGTATCCTGCGCCTGACGCGCAGCCTCCGCAGCCCTATTCAAAAAAACGCCGCTGCTAGCCAAACCTGCTCGTTCGCGCCCGTGGCAGCCAACCCCGGTGTCCGCGCTTCATACGTGCCCCTCTGCTCGCATTGCACCAGTTGCACATGGCGCGCAGATTCTCCAGCTCCATGCCCCCACCCAGGCGATGCGGCCGGATGTGGTCAACCGTAGCGCTCATGTTGCCTGGAGTCAGATGCTTGCCGCAACGCTGACAGCGCCACCCATCCCGCTCCAGCACAATGAGCCGGATACGCTGCCATTCCCTGGTGTATAGGTCAGCTCGCAGCTTGCTCATGCTCGCAGTGTAGTCCCGCCCTACGGGTCATGGCAGACAGCCTGAGGAGACCCAAGTGGGGAGCACAAAGGCCAGGCTCACGGCACCCCGGCCGTGGAGACTGCCATCTCGCTCCGCTCGCCGTAGGGCGGGGGTTGTCATACTAGCGCGGCACCCCTGGCAGCACTTCCTCATGCTGCGGTGCCGGCAGCACGTCCAGGATGGTGCTGTAGCCCTTCTTATTTGGCCCGACCACGATCAGCGCATTGGCGCCGACTGGATCGTCAATCGTTTCCCCCGCCTTGAGGTCACGCCGCAGCAGTGCCGTCAGCCACTTCCTGGCTTTGGAGGCAGGAGTGGTTGCCTGTGTCGTGAGACCGCTGATTGGTCGCAGCTCACCGTTGACGTTCAGCTGGAAGTGGAACTCCCACATCTCCTTGCTGCCGTACTCGCTAGTGATCTGTCTACTGTTAACTGCTTCCAGCATCCCGCTATAGGTACCTGCTGGAATCTCTTTGCTGTCAGTGATGGTAAACGGCATCTAGTTGTCTCCATTCCCTCTAGGTCTCCTGTAACTGTCTCACGGTTACAGTAGCTAGTTACTGTATACAGGGGGTTAGTCATGCCGGAACTGCCCGGTGACCCTCACTGCTTATGTGCCTGCATCCACCTCCATAGCTCCAGCGCCGCCAGGAACGCCAACCGCTCCCGGTCCGTGATGCTGTATTCCAGTAACCGGTAGCCGGTATCCGGGTACTTCTCCGGGCGCAGGTGCAGGACACCGTACCTGGCCGGCTCAGGGAAGGGATACAGGGTCGGGTCACCCGGCAGCGCAATGTGCTCCGCCATGCCGTAGCCGGCCAGCTGCAGCGCGTAGTCGGGATACACCCCTTTACCGGTCTTCACGTCAATCAGCCACAGCTCACCCTTCACCTGCATGAGCAGGTCGAAGGTGCCGGCGTAGCCTTCGGACAGGTTCAGGATTGCCTTCTCCGAGCTGACGATCACCGGAGGTGATGCAACGCCTTCGGCGTTCATGGCCTGTGAGCCTCCCTGCGCCTGCAGGAAGCCCGCAAACGCTGCCAGGGTATCCGCGTACTCCTGCGACACTGGAAGGGCTGTACCGCCCTGTGGTGCCCTCCCAGCGGCATCCACCAGACCATGGATCTCGGTACCCCGTTCCGCTGCCCGGTCCCGCTGCGCGTTGGGCATACTGGTCAGCCACTTCACGGCGTCCTCTGCCGCTAGATCCTTCCAGTGGTCGTAGCCGAGGACTGCTGACTCGGCCACCTGGCGCTTGTACCACGCTGTCAGGGCAGGCTTGTCCAGCACGCGCAGGATGCTGGTCACGCTGGGCAGCGGTCCTTCGCTGTTGAACCAATACCTGTGATCGCTTGACATGAACAGGCCCACGGCCTTACCTTCTCCCAGCGACCGCGATCGTTCACGGTCCGAGGGAATGGCAGGTGGCCGGGGCGTAACAGCTCCGGTCATCTGCTTTCTGCTTCCTGGTCGTGGCAGTAGCAGCTGCACTCGTCCTGCCGCGTCACCGGGAGCGCAGCGACCGCATCGTCCTTGACGACCGCCCAACCTGCGGCGGCGAGGGCGGCGGCCTCAGGATCGTCTAGCCGTCGCAGGATGCGTTGCGCTTCGTGCGCTAGATGCGGGTCGTTAGACGTTGCCGCGACACTCTCGATGAACGGGCGAACGTCCAGCGCGGCAGGGGCGGCGGGGAGGCGGGCGACAGCGACCCGAACCGGCTCCGTCCGCACCACCGCCCAGCCTGCGGCGGCGAGGGCGGCGAGCACCGATGGCAGGACGTAAGCGCTCAGGTCCTCCTGCGCTTCCTCATCCGTCCAGTCCTTGTACACCTTATTGCTGAGGAAGTTGCGGATGGCAGGCAGCAGCGCCTCCGCCAGCGCCGCCAGCGGGTCGGGCTGCGTCATGGCTTGCACTCCATGTCAATGAGAGAATCGAAGTCCGTTGGCTCGCACCGATCGCCGATGAAGGGATTGCGTACCAACAAGGCGGTCACTGCGCGTAGGTGATGAGCGCAGGTGATCCCCGAAGCCCCCACCCGGATGTTCGTCGGGTGCCCGCACTTGGCAGTCCGCTTCTCCAGCGGTTCAGTCAGCGCCCCATCTCCTCCGGGAATCACAGGGATATGGCAGCGGAAGGTCACGATCTCGCGGCGTGCGATGAACGGTTCGGCATCAGCCCACCGCACAATCTCTCTGCTCACCCTTCCTCCTCCTCCGCTGGCGTGGCGTGGGCGGCGAGCGGCGGGAGGCCGGAAACGATGTCGCCGGTCCGGTACAGATGAACGAGCGCCCATGCCACCTGCTCCGGGCCGAGCATGTCCACTGTCTTGCCATCATCGGCGAGGAAGGCCAACTGCGCCGACATGCGGGACTCGATGACGGCTGTCAGTCGATCAGGGTCCAGCCGCTCCACCTCGGCCCGCGCTGACCTATCGGCCAGCCCTCGTGCCTCGGCCTCGGCTTCGATGGCGAGGATGCGATCTCTCAGTTCATCGACAAAGGCCAGTGCGGGTGCCCGGTCCCAGTAATCAGTCAGCAGCGCCCGTCCCGCCGCCGTCGCCGAAGTGGGCTGCTTGCTCATCGCTCAGCCCAGTCGTTCAGCAACCCCAGCAGGATCAGCCCGATGCCGCAGGCGAATGCGACGCTCAGCTCGATCACAGCAGCGGCTCGGAGCGCAGCTGCTCCAGGAACTGGCGCTCCAGGCGCAGGGCGCGGTTGGCGTAGTAGCCACGGCTCTGGCTGCCCTCGTCATCATCCAGCAAGGCCGTGATATCGCTGATGCGGATGGCCAGGTCGTTGCGGTTCAGGCTGCGCTTGCCGGACACGCACTCGCCATCAGTCCAGTGGCGGTGGAAGTGGCAGTAGGTGGGGGTCATGCTAGGGTCACTCCTAACGTAATAAGCCCCGGACCGAGTGACCGGACCGGGGCCTTTGAGTAAGTAGCGGTCACTCGCAGACGATGGTGTACACCCGCGACAGCTAGCCTGTCAAGGCTTCGCCTGCAGAATCGCCCAGATAATGGCTCCTACGCCACCCAGCCCCAGAAACGCGGCAATCCCGCGCCAGGTGTTCAGGCTGCCTTCAGCGCGGTCGATGATCTTCTCCAACGCGTCCATCCGCGTGTTCATGGCCACGTGCGTGCCTTCCGCCTTGCCCAGCAGGCCGTCAATCTCGGCCCTCGTCACAAAGCTGCTGCGCAGATCCGACAGGCTACCGCGCCACTCGTTGGACTGCGCCTTGTACTCGGTCAGGTTGCGGGCGATGCTGGCGTGCTGCTCGCGGTGGCTGTCCCACTTCTGCTCGGCCAACTCCTTCTCGCCACGATGCTGCTCCCGATGAGCGTCCCAGCGTTCCTTGGCGAGCTCGGCATGCGCCTCGCTGCGCTCGTCCTCCAGCTGGCCGGGCACCGGACTACTCGGGAGTGGACGGGATCGGTTGCGTGTTGACGCTGGCCTCGGTCGCCGCTGCCTGCTGCCGTGCCGTGCGGGCGCTCACCTGCTCGCTGAACACGAAGGTCAGTGCGCTGCCGGCAGCCCCCGTCAGCCACAGCTTCACGTCATCAGCCACCACGAACGGCGACAGGATCAGCGCGTAGAAGGTGCCGGCCAGGATGGCCAGCGCGATGAAGTAGGTGAAGATCAGCTTCACCGTGTCCGCTTTCACAGCAGCAGGCTCAGCACCCACAGCAGCAGGCCCAGCGGCAGCAGCCCCACCGGACTGTTCACGCCGATGGCTGCCAGCACGAAGCACGCGGCGGCAGCGATTAGCAGGATGGTGTGAATGTTCATGCCGGGCACCTCTGCAGCTCCTGATAGGTCGTGTGGTAATGCACAGTCGGTTCCTTGTAATGATGGCAGTAGCCCATCCGGTACGGCACCGGGTGACGCCCCCTCTGGTAGTGACGCTCCTGCACGCAAACTGTGCCAGGTGGTGTCCTAGGGTCATTAGCAAGCGCCAAGGCCTCCAGATACACCTGGCGGCGTTCCGTGGCACTGCGACGGTCTACGAGCCTCACAGCGGGCATTTCAGAAGCCTCAGCCGGTCGCTATCTTGGCGATGCTGGCCAGGCGGCCGTTGGCGCCGGTCAGGTCCGCCTTCGTCGTCGCCAGCTCCTTCTTACAGCCGGCCACGGCGGCCGTGACTGCTGCCGCGATATGGGCCTGTTCGGCGATCACCTGATCCAGCTGCGGCCAGGAGTCAACCTCCACCCCGTTCTTCTTCAGGCCGATGTGCAGGTGGCAGGCCGTAGCGCCGGTGGTGCCCAGGGTACCGATCTGCTGCCCCCGGCGTACCAGCTGGTTGAGCTTGACGCCGATGGTATCCAGGTGGGCGTAGCCGGATTCGAACTCGGGGTGCTGGGTCCAGCTGATCCTGACCACCTTGGCGGCACCGATCAGGCCGGCCAGGGTCACCTTGCCGTCGTGCTCCGCGAAGACTGGATCCCCACAGCGCCCGTTGCCGAGGTCCACGCCGGGGCCTCTGCCACTGGCCACGTGCTCCGCGAAGGTGGACGTCACCTTGAACTCGCCGGGGCTGGCAGCTTCCTGCCGACCGCGGATGTAGCCGACCACCGGGTTGCCGAGCATCTTAGAAGTTAGCCTCCACGAACTTGACCACGATCAGCACCGTGGCCGCGGCACGCGCAGTCGGGTTCTTAATGGCGATGCCGTTGGCGGTGCCAGCCGCGATGCGCAGCGACTCTTCATGCACCCCATCGAAGATCCAGTCCGCCAGGATGGGCGCCGTGCCGGGGCCACCGGTGGGCACCGTCTGAATGAACATGACCCCTTGGCTCAGGATGCGGGCCGCTTCCGTGCCTTTGACCGTAGGCAGCGCCATGGCCGTGGCACCTGAAGCGGCATCGGCCGTGTTCCAAGGGGCCGGGGTAGTGGCCGTGCCACCCGTGCCCGCCGTGGTCAGCCGGAACAGCTGCAGTTCGTCGATGGCGGCCGTGGTGGCTAGTCCCAGCTGACTGATGGTGATGCGCCGAATGTAGACGTTCAGCGAGGCCCCGGCCATGACTTGTAGTAGATGGCTGGCAGCGGTAGCCGTAGATTGCGCGCCGGGGGAGGCGGTGTAGGTGGGCAGGTAGTGCTCGCCCAGGATGACGACTTCATCTTCAACGTTGTTGGCGCCAATGGTGCGCTGGAAGGTGTGCAGCTTCTTGCCACTGCCCTCGGTGACCTGGACGATGCTCTCAGCCATGGGTTGTCATCCTAACTTAGCGTGGCGCGCGTCTGGCGCCGGATGGCGTTCATGGCGGA